TCTAACGTGCTTGTTAGAAACTTCTTGTTTGCTACAGTTCTATAGTATCTAGGTAAAAGATCTGCTGAGCGCCTTGTGTTATCTTTACCTACTGGGATTCCGCTTTCATCTTGTGCCATTAGTACCCGTAGCCTCCGCCGCTAGAACCTGATCCTGAACTACCAGAACTACTAGATGAACTACTAGAACTTGAAGTTGAAGATGTTGAACTTGTTGTAGTTGTTGTGCTTGTTGTAGTTGTGCTTGTCGTAGTCAATGGTTGACTTTGTATTCCAGCGTTGGTGGTGTTAGTAGCTGTAACTACTTGGCCTGACGCTTGTATTCTTGATGCTGTGATCGAATCTATAATTTCTACATCCTGTACCGTAGCATCACTTACGAAGATTTCATCATTTTCACTTTTGATTTCGTAAAGGCTACCAAAACTTAATTGTCCTAATTTAGGCACGATAATAAAGTTAGTAACATCTGGTGCTAATTCGTTCATTACAAATGTGCTTAATTCAGTAAAATGGAATGTTTCTCCAAATGACCAGTTTGTCAAAGCAAAATATCTGTTTATAGCTGAAATGATTCTTACCTTGATGTCATTGTCATTTACAACATTTTCTGTATTTTTAACCACTTTGAAAGTTGCTTGTAAATTTTCCATTGCCTTTGATCCAAATAATGTTTTATATTTCACAGGATGATATATTACTTCATCGCTAATTGCTTTTACTAAATTTATATTTTTACCATACTGCTGAAACAATTCGTCACTGCTTGGAGGCAACGGCATTGTAGATACAGCGCCTGCTAGATATTGTCTAAAATTAACATCGTATGATCTTGTTAACAAATAAATGTCAATTATGTTAGACGCACTTGGATCTATTCTGTTGCTTTCATTAGCACTGTGAATGTAATGGAATTTAATATCACTTCTGCCTATGTATGCTTGATAATCGTTAGATAGTGACAATGCGTTTGAATTTAGTATTTTAAAGTTTTTCTGATCTACAATGTAAAATATTTGGCCATCGTTGTATTGTGAATATGCTCCGATTTCTGTTTCCGTGTTTACCACATTTACATCAGCACTTTGAGCATAATAATTAAATTTGCTAAAACCTTGATTTGATCTCTCACGTTTTAGGAAAACATATTTTTGTAACGGATTAGTAGCTGGCGCAACAATAACATCAAACAAATCAGGATCATCAATTGAACCATCATCATTTTGATCAAAGAAACTTACTTCTACTTTTTTACTATTCACGTATCCGTCTTGGTTCCTGTATTCTTTAACTATTTCCCAATTTTGGTCTGTGTTAAAGTTTACTAATGAATCTGGTTTTGTATTGAAATTCATTACAGAAATTTTGTCTTTTACAAGCTGTCCTGTTGTTGAATCATAAATTTTGTTCTGTCCGTCATAATAAAACGATAGCTCAGTATCACTTTCAAAAATATATCTGAGTCCTCTGTTTGTTATGGTATATTTTTCTCCGTCCGTCTGGAATAATAAAAGCCAACTAGCATCTAATTGGTTGCCCGTGACGTCTCCTGTTTTACCATTACTGAACGGGTCATTTACATTTAGATTTTCATTAATAATAACACGCCAAATTCTATTTGATTGATCATATCTCAGTCCGAATGTTTTATAGGCAAAGACTTGATCAATTATCTGTGATCTTACATCACTTGTAATATCCTTGACAAGTTTAGGTTTAACTTCTTCAAGCACACTGTTTGCTGGTAGCACGTCGTTGACCACTATTGCGCCATCGCCTGTGTTTGTATCTACAGTTGTACCTGCTCCGTTTACACTAACAACTTTTACCCATTTATAACTTGTTGCTCCTGCTTCATTTTGATTGCTAGTAAGTTCTCCTTTGCCTTTAAAATAAAACCCTGCTGGAGGTGTAAATTTTAACAAAGAGCCTGCTTCTAAAAATCTCAATGAACCGCCTGTAAACGATCCCACTTGGTAAGCTACCAAGTTTATGTTTTGTAACAAACCAGTTGAACTGTTAGTTGATTTTGTTTTTTGATTCCAGGTTGCTCCCAAATCAGTTGTAATAATTTTAGCATAATTGCCTAGATAAAAATTACTGACTGGTCTGTCTTGTATTATAGGCAGTATTGTGTTTTCTATAGTACCTTCGATGTCAGTTTGATTAGCAAACGCAAAGGTTCTTTTTTCCTCATATTCGTCTTTATACAATACTCCATCTGAGCCATACAGATTGGTGCTGGAATATTTTCCTGTTACGTCTTTCAAATCAAAATATCTACTGATACCGCTTGAAGTTCTGTTGATTGCTTTTACTTTTACAATTTCTTGATTGGTTGAGGCAGGATATACATTGTAATCCTCTCCTGTAATCATTCTATTTTGTGTGTAATACGTAGATGGAGCATTAGCTCTAATGTTACTGCTAGATTCACTTGTGGTTGCGTTGGAAACTATGTTTTTAAGTTCTACACCCAAAGTAAGTGTTTCTGTCTTTCCTGTTGTGCTTAGATAATCTATAGTAAAAGTAATGCCCGTTAATTCTTCGGGTCTAATACGCATTAGCCTATTAGCACTTTGTCTATAAAATGCTCTAAAGGTTCCGCTTGGTGCGTTGCCAAACGTACCATCAGCAAATACCATGCTTATCTGATCATTACCTCTAGTCTGTACAACATAATAGTCTCTAACACCCTTTTCAATACTGTTGTAGATAGCATTGTTTCCTTCCAAAGAATCAACCTTTGTCCAAATAGAATCTACTGCTCCGGCAGTGTTCAGCTTCATTAACCAAACATCTGTATCATTTATGTTGTCAGCTTCAATTGTTATTCTTTGATTGCTTATTTGATTAGCAATATCAAACTCGTTGGAGTTTAGTTTTCCTTGTCTAAAGTGTACAAAATATCCTGTGTTGGTACTAGCATTTCCTCTACCGTCTTCCCTATACAAAAATTGTAAGGCATTACCAGGTAAAGGTGCTTCTTCCTCAATTACCCGTGTTTGCAAATTTACATCTGCTGATACTATTTCAAATTGTGAAGGTAATCCGTTCACTGCTTTAGAAAATCCGTACACAGGTACATCAGGCGATACTTGATTAAATTTATAAGTCTGTGTAAGCACACCATTTATATTTGTTGATATTCTTGGTTTACCTATAGTGTTGTTTCTTGGAAGCGTAGCATTAAGCACTCTTCTAAATTGCTCTGCCCAGTTAGCATTTGAAGGATCATTCCATATAATGGTTTGTCCTGCTAGGTTTGTTCCGTTGCTGTCAACAATGCTTTCCGTAGTGCTTACAGTATCAAATTTTAATAATCCATTCGCCGCTTGGTTTCTTCTAGCGTTATATGATAAAAGTCTTGCTAGACGTAGTACACTTTCTCTACGCTCTGCCAATTCAAGATAGTTTTCCCTAGCATTCATATCAACCCTGTATGATATGTTTTGGCCTAGGAAAGCTATTAGGTCAATTAATGCTAAAAATTCTGATGTTTCAATGTAATCATTGAAGTCTTCTGGATAGTTGTTCCTGATATAGGAAATCATAACCCTTCTTAGGGTGTCAAAGTCGTAACTTCTGAACTCAGCGTTTCTATAGCTTTGATATACCTTTTCCCAATCTTCAGCTAGTAACAGTCTATTTTGTCTATCAGTAGATGACATCTTCTATCCTTTATATTGTGCTAGTATTTATTGAAATGAATTATCAGAGTGGTTAATTCTGTTACGAAATTCCTATATCTCTATCAAACTGTATTCTAAGTTGTTCACTTATGTTATAGTCCAAATAGGTTAAGGTACATTCAATCTGCAATCCGCTTTCAAATTCACTAACTTGTACTCCTGAAGCTCTTACTCTTGGATCATAATTTACTATGTTTGTAACGTTTCTAGTAATAGCATCTCTAAGAATAGGAGTTAAAGGCTCGTACATGGCATCCCATATAATACACCCAAACGTAGGATCTGAAAGTTTCTCTCCTTGTCTAATTTGAAAATGGTTTATTAGATCCTGTTTTATTAAACCGATATCAAACAATTGAAAAGAAGAATTTTCAGGATTGATAGTGCTAAAGCCCCTGTATGCTTTTTGCTTTACAGGCGGCGTTGGCTTTTTCTGTGGTGTAATTTTTATTTCTTTATATAAGTCTTCCATATCAATATTTATTCGTTTGCGAATACCGTGGTTTGCACTACAGTTTTTACAAAAGCATCGCAGTCGTAAGTATCGCCTTTCCTTGCTACTTCTTTATCATTAGCAAAAACATCTGGACTGTGCGTCACTATCTTTGTAGAATACACAGGAGGACAGTGCGTATGTTCTTCGTTCAAATCGTCTTTTCTGTGAATTCCGTGTCCAACCACAAAAACATCATCGCTTCCAGTCAAAGTAAATATATCTCCTGGAGCAACACAGATAGGATGTCCTGTGTTTACAACATCGTTACTTCCATTTGTTCTAGCTACTAACGGCATTATTGTACCTTTGATTCCCCTCCTGCTGTGTCAATCGCTTTTGGCGTTGTAACATCAGCTAATGGTG